GATGAGGACGTCAGTCTGGTACGCCTTTTCGTTACGATTAGGCACACCTTTCCAACTTCGGAAGTAGCCGCCCTCCCACCCTGCCTCTTTTGGCCTAGTCAGTTTATAGGTGCCGAGCAAGTGCCCGTCACCGTAGCCGTCAGGACCGAAGAGGCGAAACTCCTTCATAGTATAGAGATAGCAGATCTTTGCTAAGGATCTTTCTCCCTTCCTCATGAAGAAGTTATGGGCTACAAAGAGCGACCGCTCAGATATCTCTTTCTTGAGATACCAAGGTCGGACGTCCATACCGAGAAACCAGTCAGCGCCACACGACTCCCGAAAAGGTCCATAGCAGAACGACTTTTCCACATTAGTAGAGAAGCCGCACCACGTTAGAACCTCGGTAAGGAGTGTATAAGCGCCAACGGGGACAATAATGTCATCCCCGTAAACCGTCACCGGAAAACCTCGATCGAGGCGACCAGAGACAAAGACTGGCTTACCAACGAGATCAAGGGAATCACACACGGCAAGCGCTAGAGCATAAAATATCAAGCTCTCGAGCTCAAACGTATATGCGTTGCCCATCGAGCTAAATTTCTCCAGCTCGATGACTTCACCCTTAAACTCGACGCTTTCCGATCTAAAGTGGTCCAAAAATTCAAACCACTCAATCGGAAGAAGCGACATAACGAGAGCGTAAGATACAGTGTCTGAAGCACTAGAGAGATCCACAGTGGCATAATTGCCATAAATGGAACCCTCAAGGGCAAGACGCTGGTTCACACCCTGGTCACGAAGGTCGACTCCGAACAAATCGAGCCTGTTCTTCATGTAGCTTCCAATCCCCTTCTGCCCTAAGGCATTAAGGGAAGGTTCCACACAAATGGTCCGATCCGTCTTAGAAGTCTTCGGAACAAAGCCGAGGCGAGCGGGTCGCACGATAACCGGAACCACCCAACGCACGTCACCGTCATCAACGGCTTCGATGTGCTGAGTGGCGACAGCGTCGCACCATAGGGGAAACTCCGCGAGGAAGTCTCCCAACACACTCACCAAGGACTCGCTACACTGCATTGGCGCTCCAAGCTTCGATCTGAAGCTTGCTACACGCCCAACGACGTTAGTCGACGCACCAGGTCCAAAGAGGAAGGACAGTTCCGATAGACTAGGTACGGGACCGAGAATATGAGCGATTATACGTTGGGCGGTATACAATACACCACCAACGTCCCAATTGGGACGCTCATTCCAAAGCCTCGTATTCGTCTTACGGCAATCCTCTTCCGCAGCTCTAAACTTAGTAACAGCCTCCATTTCCCTATCATACCCAAGTTCAAGGAAATCTTGTTTTTCAACAAGAGCCTTAATTTGTCGGGCATACAGGTAATCCGAAGACTGGCTTTCGTCCAACGCGAACACGTCGATTTTAAAGTCGACCACTTCACGATAGGCACCTTTCTGAACAAGAGCGTCAAGCTGCTTGCTCAGGTGGCCACCAAGAACCGCGCACTCAGACGAGAGATCCCTGATAAAGGAAAGGGTTTTACCCCTCCCCTTGCTTTCTTCGAACCGTAACATGAGCTCCTCCTTATAGAGCGATATGATAGGCTAGTCCAACTTTTTACCTTAGTTGGGCTGGATCAAGCTAATAAATGCTTGGGTGATAGGAAGCACAGAACTCTTCCATGCATCTGCCGCGGCATTGTTCGCAAGAGTGCCGGTATTGGTGGTGCTGGACGCACCTTGGACAATACCTGCCAACATCCGTACCAGGTTAGCTCTGTCGGCGATGGTAGATCGCGCAGGGCAGAACACCGTGAAAATCCCAACATTGGTATAAGCTACCGCTGGAGGGGCCACGTAACCTGCAGATGTTCCCGAAGCGCCCAGGGTCTCCATCACGGGGACCTCGAGCTTCGCTGTAGCCTTGTAATCACCCGACTTAACTCGCTCGATTGAGAAAGTCAGTCTCGGTTGACCATCCACCGGCACGTTCGCCACCGCAGCTCTCCAAGAGGGCCACGGAGTGTCCGTGATCGGTACCAAGGTGAACTCCGTCGGAGTTCCATCGTCTTTGACGAGAAGATTCGTCATTGCGGCCATTGTTAGGCCTCCTATTAGTAAAGGTTAAGAAACCAAGATAACCGACTAACAGACCCTTTTGGCCTGAAAGCCGAGAACGAAACTCGCAACAACAAGTAATGACAGTAACCGTTCGGTCCGATAAGAACCTACAAGGGTCCCGCTTCTCACTCGCAGAAGCTACGTTTCTTTAGCGAAGTCTCTGGTGTATAAGTGCCACTGCGTTCAAAAGCCGCTTCGGCGATAAAGCCCGAGGAAGCTTGTTAAACGTTGGATATGGCACACTAAGAGAACTAGAGGGCGTGCGATTCACTCGCTGCGCATAATCACGACGATTTGCTTTCTCGTAATGAGTACCGGGTAACCATCCGGGAAAATTATTCCGGATAGCCCCGCCTTTAATACTCCCTCGCTCGCTGGTTAAGAACCGTCCTTTCAACGCGGGAATTACTCCCCAAGCTGACAAGTAGGAACCGACTGGTAGAAACCAATCTACAACGAACGACCAAGGCACCAACTCCCAGACAATAGCTGCTGGGTTGGTTAAGCCAAGCGAACGTGGCAGACTCAACTCCTCATATATATCCGCTCGGATACTTTTTGAGTAAGTATGAGACGCCATATTCACGAAGCTGCCCGTAGGACTAATGTCATACGAGCGCCTTTTAGGTCCCGAAGACACATGAAACGTCAAAGACACGCCTTTAGATATGGCCCGCAAAGCTTTACCAGCTTCGTAGGACTGTCCGATAAGCGGCAAAAACGCGTATTGTGTCTCGAGCCACCGACCCGATAAGTCCTTAGCTTTTAAGCGCTTTGAACTTCTCGAGTTACTCCCCAGGTCACGTAAAGCCGCGGGAAGATTCCCGTGTTTTAGATGAAGGAGAGCAGACCCCACAGAGCGAAGGTTCTTAAGTATCGTACCATAGGTTTTAGACGCTTCGGCTAAATTAATGCCAAGGTCGAAGGAATGCCCCTTAACGGCCTCTGCAAGCTTATTAAGCAAGCGGAGATCGTCATTGGCACTCCAACCCACGATAGTCTTAAATTCACTGATGGTCGGGATAGCAATGTCGCCCGGAAAGAAAGGGGCGGCACTGACATCCTGAGTCATCGTGTGATGAACCAAAGTATAACTGTTCCACTTAGTTCGGATTCCTCCTTGCCAAGTTTCGTACTTTCCGTTCGTACCCGACCACTGCTTCATCGCAGCAATCGCGCCGGTTCCGAAATTTCCGAAGGTCCAGCTACCGCTCGACATACGCTTTCTCCAACTCCTTATAGAAGGTCTTCACGAGAGTCATGCAAGGGAAAGTTGACTCGGTGCAAGTACTCTGCGCAAAAGCGCAGATACCCAGCATCGAGGCTAACCCAAGCATAAGGAAAGTCAAGCCAATGACCCTCAACTCCCATCTCTGGGAATTCCCTTTCGGGAAAGAGGCTGATTTGGCGCGACGCTTCCTCATAAAAAGACTCCATGTTGATCTCCGTAGGGAATGAGATTACGTAAATGCGCAATCTTGCGGCGTGTTGTCAAACACGCGACGTGCCCCCCACCAGGG